GTAACATAGATCTCCAGATTATATTAGATTGCGTTGATTATCAACGTTGTTGGGTGAAAGAAGGCATACCTAACATAGGTCTTTTATCATACAAATTGGACTTTGCAAACCTTCCATCTGCATGATTATAGTGCAAGAATACTTGGCCACATAATTGACCTTCAAACGGCTCTCTCCAGTGTTCTAATTCACAGCCAGAATACATAAGCATATCTCCAGGTTCTAAGTCCACTTTTACACCTTTGGGTGCATTGGGCTTATGTATGCCTTTATACTCGTCTATGACGTTGTCAGACCCCGTAGGATCGATAAATATGGGCCAGTTATCTCCACCTAGATTAAGCGTGGTGGATATCTCACAGCTTGGTCTATCCTTATGTCTATTCAATATAGCACCTGTTTCATAAACTCTAGCATAAGAATAAGTAGGGACAAGACTCATCCCTGTTTCTTTTTTCATAACAGGAAGCACTTTCATTAAAAGTGTCTCCATAACTTGATCTGCGTAAATAGAGTATACACCTGGAACTTGTTGATCTTTCCAAGTGCCATGTAATGGGCTCTCAGGTAAAATATTATGTTGGTACATAAAATTAACAGCATCTCTTTTTAACAAGAAATAATTATAACAAAAGTTTGCTAACTCGTATGATACTGCTTTTTTTATAACTTTATATTTAAAAGATTCCATGTTGTGTAAAATTAAAACTTACTGATATCCTTGTATCATTTGACTCATTAAGGTCAACAAGATGTTCTAGCCATGATGGAAACATAAGAACTCTATTTTCGATAGGCTCTATGTGTACTTCAGTCCACAGGTGTTCGGGTAATTTTATCCCTTTTTTTCTACTAGGAAAAACATGTTTTGGTCCACTCCTAGGATCATTAAATTTTATACGTCCAGAGTTTTTAGGAACTTTAATATAGTAAGCTCCACTAAAAAAACTATTAGCATGAACGTGAGGTCTATTAAAACCATCTTTATAATTTATATTAGCCCACATGTTTCCTAAAGAAGGTTCCTTATCTAACATTTCTTCTTTATAAATTTCTTGTTGCATTTTATATAATTCATCTATTAAAGGTTTGAACACTGGCATTGTTTGCATATTGGTTTGACTGTGCCAACCTTTCACGTTAGTTTTTGTTAAACCTTTATCTCTTTTAGACCATTCTAAAATTTCTTTTTCAAAAAGTTTAATATCGAGATTAAGATCTTTAGCGTAGATAAAAGTTGGAAAGAAACCTGCTTTAATCATTTAAAGGGCTCTCCTCCAAACCACATGACTAAAGATTTTCTTAAACCTTTTGTTACTGGAATAACTCTATGATTTATAAAACTGGCAAAAAATATAGCATGACCTTGTTTAGGTCTAACGATTTGATTTGGTTTAGCTATCTCTAACCCTCCTCCTTCAAACTCATCTGGACTAGATAGAATTAAAGTCATAGATATTTTTCTTACAGGTGGCTCATTCTTCATAACCAAATCGCAGTCCATATGCCAATCGTAAAAACCACCCTCTGGATATTCTGTGTATTGTGCTTGTTCGGTTATTTGCATGTTTTCAAAACCAAAATGTCTTCTATTTGTTTGCTGCATAATTTCATTTAATCTTCTGTACATAGGTGTTGCTACTTCTCCATCAAAAGGAATCCAACTAATGTGAGATGTTCGAGTTTTTGTATCATACACTCCAGCAGACCCTATACCTATTTGTGCATTTTGCGGTGGTCTAGATCTTCCTAGTTTACATATTAATTCACATTGTTCTTTAGTAAAAATTGGTTCGGTTGTTTCAACTATCCAAGATTTCCAGTTAGGTTCTTTTATTGTCATAGTTACTTTCCTGCTGCTCTATATTTAACTTGATCATATCGAATGTCACAATTAGCAGCTAAAGTTCTTCTAACTTGATTTGTGCTGTTAAAAGGAAAAACTGTGTGGCGCATATCGTATGGAAAAATATAAAAGTCTCCTATCTTTAATTCTGGCTGATAGTCTGTAGAAGCAAACTGACCATTTGAGTTACCTATTATTTGTAGTTTTCCATTACAAGGTTGATCACCTGCTGAATATTCCTCACCATAATGAGATGGTAATTTTAAAATCATAACCGAAGATAGACCAGTAAAAATTGATCCTTGATGAATGTGAACAGGATTGTATTCGTTATCTGTCATTTCATTAACCCAAATAGAACTTATTTTCATTTCCATTGGAATTATTCTTTTAATACTTAAATACTCTGCATACACAGATAAAAACCAGTCTAAGACATATTGAGATAAAAAATTATGACTAGTCTGTTTGTCACTATTAACACCAGAGTAATACAAAGAGTGTTCATTTTTTATTTTACCTACAAGTTGTTTGTTAGCTGGTCTTAAATCTTTAAATTTAGTTTCATAAATACTATTAATATTGTTAAATATTTCAACGGGAACTTGAGTGTGCATTACATACTGACCTAACGGAATTATATTACTGTGCATCACTACCTCTAATTTTTGTTGCAGATATACTTTCTATTTCTTTTGGAAGAGATATCTTTTCTATTTTATAGCCAACATCTCTACCATAACAAATGTTTGTTATGTTAGGCACTCTAACAACATCAAATTTATTTCTGTAGTTTTTAAGTTTCTTCATGATCTTTCGTCTTACTGTTTTAAACGGATAGGGGTTATTTTCTCCCTCACACGTTCTAACCATTATAACAACTTGGCCAGTTTTTTCTAGAGCTTTTTTAAATAATTCAAAATGCCCATCGTGAAAGGGTTGATATCTTCCTAACATTTGAGCTGTGGGTTTTTTATAGTTTATCACGTATTTCCTTTATTATATTTTGATAGTCAAAATTAGTAATTTCAAAATGACAATGTGTTGGTTTTTCAAACATTTTATTTGTGTCATCAAATCTACCCTTTTTAATTGTATTCATCCAAACTCTTACATCATACTCAAGTCTGTCCTCGTCAAACGGACAAATAAAATCTACGACACAAGGTCCATCAACTAAAGACGATAAACAACCCATTCTCTGTGCTTGTCTTGTTCTACCCTCTGCAGAAAAATCCCAATCGTTAAACATCTTTCTAACTTCATCAGCGTTAAAGTAGGCGTAACCTGCAGACAACTGTCTCGCAAAAGTTGTCTTACCTGATCCTGGTAAACCAAATACTAATATTCTCATAATTTAATGTGCCCATATTTTTTTATAATACTCTCTGGTATCATTTTTTTGTATTCATTGTGTTCGATGGATATGTTGTCTCTAATGGTATGAAGATTGTTACCGACAACAGTATCATTATATTCGATTCCATTTAATTTAAATTGAGACAAAGAATGATATCGGTGTGGATAATAAGGCATTTTTAAATAAGCATAGACTTGTTTCATTATAATCTCAGGATTGTTTACTAAGTCTTCATATCTTATAAAAAGATATTTTTCTTTCTCCTTCATAGCACTCTGAATAGAGTTTAAAGTTTTTGCAATACCACCTTGTGGATGCATTAAATCTTCAAGTTTTTCTTCTATGGTGTTAAGACCTTTGTTTATAAAAGCTGTGGGCTCATTTTCAAACCACTTAATATACGAGGCTAAAACATCCATAAGATCTCTCCATAAAATAATACATTGTATGGGTTGGCCAAGATGTTGTTTTAATAAAAATAGATTACCTGAACTCAGGGCTGGACCTCTATCTATTATTGTCCCTTGTGGCCAGTCTTTATAAAAATGTGAAAAGACCATACTTAAAACATTGTCTAAAGATTTATGGTCAGGATAATTTTTAAAAGTCTCCTCTTCTTTTAAAAGATAGATAACTTTCATAATTTCTAAAGTTATGGAGTTTGCGGTGCACGCTATTCTAGGATTTTGATTTACGATAGATGCAAACAAAGTATTACCAGATCTTGGTAACGATGTTAAAAAACAAATATTTTTAGTCCGATGTAGCTTTGAGAGAACCTTCTTTTGGAAGCGCCTCTCTAGTATCGCTCTGTAGTTGACCATCTGACTTTATCCTTTCAATAGTTTCTAATTGACCCATTACATTAAACACTTCTGGTTGTGAAGATCCTTCTGTAAGAGTAGAAGCTTTATTTTTCATTATCTGATGGTAAGAATTCATTTGATGAGTATTCACGTTTTTATCATCAAAGCTACCATCATTTAATTCTTTTTTAATTTTAGACCACATTTTTAGTTCTCTCATTCTATCTTTAGCAACTAGTTCAGAACTAGCTTGATTAAATCTTTTTTCATCAAGATCAATTTGATACAATTCTTTTTTATACTCGTCTTTCTCCTCTTGAATTTTCTTTTCAAGTCTTTTTATTTTAGCTGCATCTCTTCTATATCTAAAAGACAGTTCCATTAATTGTTCTAAAAAAACATTTTGTTCTCTAACACACTGCCAGTATTTTGAAGCTCTAGTTGGATATTTATAGTCTTGAAGAACAGACATTCTCATTTCTGTTTCTGTTCTAAATATTTGTTTTTTATTCCAAGTGTCTCTAAGCTCACTAATCATTCCTTTAAAATCTTGCACATCTTCTTTCGGCAAAATATTATGAAGATGGTTTTCTTCTTTTTCAATTAAAGGTGTAATGTTACTATACTCTTTATCCATTCTGTTTTCTTTATACTTCTTTCTGTATAAAAGTCAATTATTAAGTTCCAGTAATTGTTTTTACTGATACCCCTCTTGTAAATTCTTCTGTGGCAGTTTTATACGCATTACCACCCATATTTAAATTTAAACTATTATTTGTTCCACTACCTGCTGCATAAGATGCTGTTGCGTTCATGCTTGTGGTTGCCGTCCAAGAACTTCCATCATATAGTTCGCATGCTGAAGATTCACTTCCATCATTTCCTCCAGCCGCTAGCGCTGCATCTTGAGAACCTGATCCTGATAATAAATATCGTGCTGTTCCTAAATTTCCACCGCTTGTCCAACTTGTGCCACCATATTCTTCGGTTGCGTTTGTCCCTCCTGGAGGTGGGTTTGTATTACCACCAAAAGCTATCCCTGCCGTTTGTGTTCCTCCGCCACCTAACATAAATCTAGGTGTTGCTAAGTTTCCACCAGCTGTCCAAGATGAGCCATCGTATTCTTCTGTTGCATTTGTTTTTGAAGGGGGTTCAGCTACAGTGGATCCACCAAAAGCCAATCCTGCAGTTTGAATTCCTGACCCTCCTAATCTTCCTCTAGCTGTTCCTAAGTTTCCACCGTTAGTCCAAGATGAACCATCATACTCTTCAGTTTCAGCGTGATTCGTTGGAGGGTAACCACCACCAAAAGCTAATCCTGCGGTTTGCGTTCCAGCACCAGCTAATCGTTGTCTAGAAGTTGTCATGTTACCACCGTTAGTCCAAGACGAACCATCGTATTCTTCTGTTGCGTTGGTAGGACCAGTAGGTGGTGTTTTATATCCACCAAAAACTAATCCTGCACTGTGTCCAGGTGCTTGATTGGCAGCTCCTAACTCACGTCTTCCAAGACTCATATTTCCACCAGTTGCCCAAGCTGCTGTAAATAATGCTCCTCTTAAAACTTGGTCTGTAGTGTTATACCAAACTTGTCCTTTTACAGGATTGTCTGGGTTTGAAGATACTACCGGTACTTGTGTTCCTTTTATGTCTTTGTATGCTGTCATATTAACTTGTTGTTATACTCTTTGTTACTGGTGCTGCTCCTGTAAATTCTTCTGTTGCGTTAGAAGGTGATGAAGTATAACCTCCACAAATAATTCCTGCGGGATTAGTTCCTCCTCCTTCAACTTGACCTCTAGCAGTATTTAAATTTGCAGTTGTTGAAAAACTACTACCATTATAAATTATACAAGCATTTGTACCAGTTGGCGGTGGACCACCACCTGCACCTATGGCTGCTGTTTGAGTTCCGAAACCAGCTTGGTTTTGTCTATTTGCAGGTATATCAGGTATAGCTGTCCAGCTTGTACCATTGTATATTTCCGCATCTGTGTTAGCCGGTTCACCACCAAAAGCTATTCCTGCCGTCTGTGTTCCTGCACAACCACCTTGAATTTTACCACGACTTGGTGTTCCACCTGATGTCCATGATGTGCCATTATATTCTTCTGATTCTTCAGCGTCAAAAGCTAAAGCTGCTGTTTGAGTTCCAAAAGCTTGACCCGGACAGTTTGTGATGCCAGACATATTTCCTCCATCCGACCAACTTGAACCATTATATTCTAAAGCCTCTCCTGGGTTTCCTACTCCTCCAACAGATAAAGTTGAATCTTGAGCTCCAGCACCCGCACAGTTTCTAATTGCTGTAGGTAGTGCACCACCACCTGACCAAGAAGAACCGTCGTATTCTTCTGTGTTGTTTACTGCGTTTGCTCCTGGAGGTGTGTAACCACCAAATGTTGTTAAAGCCGTTTGAGTTCCAGCAGTAGAAGTTCCGTTACCTGCTCTCGCTGTTGACATATTTCCACCTGATGCCCACGAAGCATCCCCTTGTCCTCGATACTTTAAAGTTCCAGGTGAAGTGCTGTTGTACCATACCTGACCTAAAACAGGATTGCTTGGGTCAGAGCTAACACTTTGCCATTTAAAACCTTTTATTTCTTTGTAATCAGCCATTAAAAAATTACTCCGGTAAAATTATATCTTGTGGTCTAAACCTATCTTTATCATCCTCTGGTCTTGCATCCCACTCAGCCTGAGCAGCTTGTATTTCTGCATCTACAATAGCTTGAGCTTCTGCTTTTGTTTTAGTTTCTCCTAAAACTTCTCTTATCCAAGCGTTAGCTTTTCTATTGTTGGCAGGAACTTGCCAGACATCTCCTGGAAAACCTTTTGGTCCGAAAGAAGAAGAATCATCTGTTGTGATGAAACCTTTTCCCCAGTTTTTTGCTGTCAAATATTGATATGCCATAGTTTGTCCTCCTTAACTTGTTGTTAATGTTTTTGTTTTTACTCCTCCAGTATCAAACATTGCTGCGTTACTAGATGAAGCTATGAGAGTATTGTTTTGTGTTTGACTTGAACAATACCCAGTAGAGTAACTAAATGGAACTGAATCTCCATTTGAAAAACTAGTTCCATTATATTTTAAATCTCTTTGATAACTAGCTGGACCTTCTGTTGTATACATTCCAGCTGTTAAAATTCCTGATCCCCCTTTATTGTACCCTGCGTTACCAGGCAACGATCCTGCTGCACTCCAAGATGAACCGTCCCACTCAAAACCAGTTGGGGTAGGAGACCCTACTTGAGCACCTCCAATATAAGCTGCAGTTTGAACACCAAATCCGCAACCGTAGTTTATTGCTCCCGGCATTGATGTTGCACTTGTCCAAGAAGACCCATCATATTGTCCATGACTAGATAAACTTGCACTAGGCGTTCCACCTCCAGCTATTCCTCCTGCTGGTTCTAAACCAAATCCTATCGATCTATTTCCTCCGTAAGGAGCTGTGTTAATACTTGTCCAACTTGATCCGTTCCATTCTTCACAAGCAGTGGATATCCCTGTTGATGGAGAACTACCGATTGCAGCAACAGCTGACGTTGATGTTCCAAAACCACCTCTTCTGTAAAGAGAAACTCCCATATTACTTTTAGTAGTCCAAGTTGAACCATCGTATTCTTCTGTTCTTAACACATCGCTAGATGGCCATCCGCCATACGCTAAACCTGCAGTGGCATCACCTGCACCACCTACAGCCATGTGTTGTCTTGGTGAGTTTAAAGTTGGAGTAGTTGACCAACCCTGAGATGTTTCTACAGTGGCCTTTAAAATATTAGTAGTAGTATTATACCAAACTTGCCCAGTGTCTGCTGTTGGATCACTAGCAGTATTAATATTTGTATAGCCCTGTATCCCTTTATAGCTGGACATCTATTATTTCTCCCTAAGCAGCCAGCCTTGAGTTGAATCTACGTAGACCAATGTGAACGCTGCTCTTTCTACTGAAACTGTTAAGTCTGCTGAAGCGCCTTGAATCTTATGTGAGTTTCTTCCTATTGTTATGTTGTTTGTATCTGCTGTTCCAGCATAATCGATTATTGATACTTCATCACCTATGGATGCTGAACTTGGTAATGTTGCTGTAACAGCTCCTGATGTTGTATTAACAAAGTATCCTTCTCCTGCTACTGCAGTGAAGTCAGAAGTTTTTACAGCTTGCCATGATGTTCCACCAGATACTT